TTCGTGGAAACAGCCGTCAGTAATCGCGTTTCTCATCATCACCGTAGCATTGTTGTTCGTGCCGCGTTTCAGCGCCACGACACACATAGCGGCGTTCCTGCTGGGCATGGCGGGTGCGGCCATCCATCGTTCCTATCACAACATCACGCAAGATGCAAGACGCTACCTATAGCCAGTTCATCGCGGAAAACGAAAAGCGATGGAAACGGTTACGGGCAGAATATAATCCCGTGACGGGCGAAGGCATTGCGGAACTTACAGGACTGAAACGCACGAAACTCGTCATCCCGGACTATGCTATCCCGGAGCAGTGGGTTCCCCCTGCGATGATGAAGAACAGGCTCATCAAAGAGGTGATGAAGGCGGGAAGCATCGTAAAATACATTTCGACCAAGAGATGGAAATACGGCGCTCCGGACAAGCTGGAGATTGAACGGCGCTTGCGGCGCATACGGCACAAGCACGACTTTGTACACTGGGCATATTTCTGCATCTGGATCAAGCACAAGACCGCCAAGAAGCGTGTCCGCTTCATGCTCAACCTTCCGCAGCTGGAGGTGCTTGCCATCTGTGAGCGGCTGCGTGAGAAAGGCGTTCCGATATCCCTTATCATACTGAAGGCCCGACAATGGGGCGGCTCTACTTTCTGCTTCTTCTACCAGTGCTGGCTGCAGTTCAAATGGAACGAGTTTCATTCGTTTGCCATAGCCGCTCATACATCGTCCGCATCCGAGACCATCCTCACGATGCTAAAGCGCACGATAAAGGATTATCCGGCGTGGGATCTGGGCCTGCCGGACGGGACGGAACTGCATCTGGCACCGGCAGACTCTACAGGCCATGCCTTTACTTTGAAAGACCAGAACAACAGGCAGGTGCTGGAGGGATACATCTATGTCGGTACAGCCGAGCGGCCCGACACGCTCCGGTCAAAAGATATATCCGGAGCGCACTATTCTGAGGTCGGCCTTTGGCCGGACACTCCCGGCAAGCAAGCCGAGGACATCGTGGCCGACATCGAAGGCGGTATGACCGAAGGAGAGGACACGATGCGCGTGATGGAATCTACCGCGAAAAGTTCTGATGACTATTTCGCCGAGGTGTGGAAATCGTGCGAGGACGGTAAGGGCGGCTACCAGCAGGTCTTCATCCCTTCGCGTGACATCATCTATGACAACCGCAAGATAGATGACCTTCGGGAGTTTGTGGAATGGCTCTTCGCCCATAAAGACGAGGACACCCCCAATGGGAAATGGCGTGACAGCGGAAAATACTACTGGTGGCTCTGGGAAATAGGCTCCACGCTGGAACACATCAACTGGTACAGATACCGCCGTCTTCGACTCTCGTTCGCCAAAATGTGCAATGAGGCACCCGAAACGCCGGAGCAGGCATTCTTTACCGCTGGGAACCATGTGTTCGACCCGTTCCTGGTACACGAAAAGTCCCTCAGATGCCGCGAACCTCTTTATGTCGGCGACCTTGTAGCGAATGGCGAGAAGGGAGAGGAAGCACTTCAGGACATACGATTCATCCCCAACTCGACGGGCGATTTGCGCATTTGGGAGATGCCGGACGATTCACCCGTCCGAGACCGATATCTTGTAATCCTCGATCCGCGCAGAGGCGCGAGCGAAGGTGCCGACCCCGCCTGTATCACGGTCATAGACCGCCTGTTGATGATGGAAGACTTCGGGCTTGACGGCAAGCCCGGGGTTGTAGCGGAGATGAATTATAAGGCAGACCCCGACCTTCAGGCATACGATGCGATGCGGCTTGCACGGTGGTACTGCAATGCGTTGCTCGTCATCGAGTCAAATACGATGGAGTCTATGAACGCCGAGCGCAACAATGGCATAGACTCATTTGAATACATCCTCGACATCGTATCCAAGCTATATGGAAACCTCTATATGCGCAAGAATGCGGAAGAGGACATCAAGACAAAGACCGGCAGCAAATGGGGATTCCATACGAACCCCAGCACAAAACCGAAGATCATCAACTTCATGAAGGAGTGTCTGCGCGATGACCTGTGGGACGAACCAAGCAGCCTCTGCTGCGCCCAGATGGCCTCATACATGGAAGACCACGGCAAGACCGATGCGGAACATGGCAAGCACGACGATATCGTCATGTCTCGCGCAATCGGCCTTTGGATATGCTATAAGGAGATGAGCCTTCCTGTGTGGATCAAACGCACTGACCCAAAAGAGCGCACCGTCATCCACGGCGACGCCAGCGGATTGACACATCTATAAAACTATATACCTATGAACATCAAACGAATCCTAAAGCGTATCTTCCGAAAACCTGCCATCATCCTTGTTACACTATGGGCGAACCGCACCTACAAACAGGGGGTGGCGGCAGCAGAACTGCGCCATAAGCGCGAGGGCGATATGATTTATCTTGCATCCAACACCTTCCGACCCGACCGGCTCCGCACTTATAATAAGGCACAGTTCAAATATGAGAAGAAGGTCTTCGGCGTGGCCGCACGGCTGCTGACGATGAACACACTCCGCAGCGGATGCTACTACCATACCGCCGACCGCTTTGGCGGCAATGGGTTGATGAAGCGTGACAAGGAGATAAGAAGAAAGGCGTTCATCAAGGAACGCCTTCATCTTGCCGGTTTGGTTTAGGCTACTGCGCCCGGTGGCAGCTCAGATGGCTGCTTCACAACTTGCGATGCTTCTTCGATAGCCTTGTCCGGGATGGCGGCTGGCGTTCCGGCGGGAGCCTGGACTGCCTGCTGCGTCTCCTGCAGTTCCGCCTGCCGTGCCTGCCGCCGCTGCAGGATCTTGTCCACATACGGCTTGCTGCTGGACTCCAGGTATTCCTCAAAGGTGATATACCCGGCCTGCAGGAAGGTGAGGAGATCCTGCTCCTGAATCTCGCGGAACACCGGCGTATCCGAACCCTGCTTGATGCGGAGGTCATATTCCAGGTCTCCCACCTCGTTGAGGTTGATCTTGTCCATGTCATACAGCGAGTCGATGCGTCCGGCAATCTTCTGGAAGCGTTCGGTATCGTAAAACATGGCGATGTTCTTCATCTTCTTGTTCAGCACGACGGATATGAACGTCCTGAACTGCTCCATGAGCGCCGCGATCGGTGTCGATGCGTTCGTGGCCATCTGGGCATAAAGCGATGCTGCGGTGCCGGAGTGCGGGGTGTCGCCCTGCAACGCACCGTTGACGGGAGAGCCGCTGTCCATAAGACGCTGGTATGTGGCGAGGAGGCTGCCCACGTCGAAGGTCTGGGCCACACCGTTGAACTGTTTTGGCAGCAGCGATTCTTCTCCGGGCTTGATATCCACATACACGAGTTCGTCGATGCTCGTCCATGCGCGGGAGAAATCCAGCTCTGACATATTTCCGAGCAGCTTGCGCGGCACCACCGTCACGCCTTTGGCCTGACTGCGCAGCAGCCAGTCGTGCAGCACGACAGCACGGTTCATCGCCACGTTGTGGTCGATTGCATCGTTTGAGTAGCCAACGATCCTTCCGTCAATGTATGAGAAAATGCAGAGTCCGAAGGGGTGGCTGCGGTCTGCATACGGAGACTCCCCCTCCCAGAGTATCGTCCCGTCCGGGGCGAGGAAGCGGCAGTACCAGTAGGTGTCGATGAAGAAGCCGTTGCGCTCTTCTTCGTCATTGCCGTATCCATCACCGATGATATAAGGGATGTCTGCCCCTTCTTCATCCGTCCAGCCGGCGGCTTCCGCAAGGCGCTTGCGTCGTTCGTTCTCCGCTTTGACGAGCTTGCGATAACCGGTGTCGTCCGCGTCTATGATCTCTTCCGTTCCGCTGTTCGTATCGTGCAGCCGGATCCTGGGTCGCGTCTCCTTCGTCCACACCTCGCAGACATAGCAGCGGGAAGGGTCATTGGATTGCATGAAGTTGAGTTCGTCATCCTCAAAGCGCTCGGAAAATTCGCGGTCGTCCTCGTTTTTGAACACATCGGCGGCGGTGGAATAGATCTGCCGCAGAATGTCGAAGTCGGCGGGTCTCTTGGCAAACTGTGCGCACACGTCCTCGAAGCTGCCGTAGTAGAAGCGGCCAACGATGGAGAAGTCCCAATATCGCGGGTCAACGGCCTCGCCGTCAAAGAACACCATATTCGGGTTGATATACTGCGTCCAGGAGTCCAGCCTGCGGTTCGGGCCGTGGATGTCGTCATAGGATTCGTAAGACACGGCAAGACCGCCGAGGCACAGCTCCTTAAGCCATTTCATATACAGCTCCGGCATGATGTTCTTGTTGCAGTTAGCCTGCAGCGCATTGGTCATCACCTCGCCGTACTGCTGCTCGTCCCGGTCAATGGCGTGGCAAACCGGCTCGCTCGATTCCTTGACCATGAGGCCCACGATGGTATCAACGCGGTTCTTGATCTGGTTCGTCTGTATAACGATATTTCCCGTAGACTGGAGATATTCGCGATAGGTCATGGATTCACCATTGACCGTAATCACGTCTCCCCACTGGTCGCCGTCATAAAAGCGATGGCCCCTCGCACGCTGCTGCCGGAAGGAATCCAGGTTCTGCCAGATGCGGTTGCAGCGCTCCAGCAGGTCGGCATCCTTGCCCTTGGAGCGCAGTTTTGTCTGCCGCAACTTTACGGAATCCATTTCCGCGGTCGTGGCTTTTCTTTTTATGAGATGTTCAGCCCTGATCATAGCCGCACTTTGTGTTTGTAACAAAAATCACTAAATGCGGCCTTGTTCTTGGTCTATCTTTCCCAATCAGAACGAGAAGAGGACATAGGTGATACCTATGCCGATATACGGAGACAGCACTACGCGCTTATCATCGAGCGTAGCGCCATACCCGGCCGTGGCACCGATGGCCCAGCGCTTTTTCTTCTCGGGCATCGTAATGGTCGTTGTCACATACTTTGTCAGCTGGTTGACAACAATGCTGTCCAATGCGGGTTGGTACCCGGACACCCAGGCATGGTACGTCGTATCTGAGTACTCCTTCTGCTCACGCGGCAGGGCCATGAACAGGGTATCGTGAATCATCTGGAACTCCGTCACTGCGACGAACATCGTGTCGACTACACGTTCACGGATATAGATTGGTTTCTCAATGCGGACGGTGTCGCGGACGGTGAGCGTGTCGGTTGTCACCACCTCAACATTAACAACTTCGGGGCGCTTTGTCCATCGGCCAATAAAGAAGGACGCGGCCACCGCAACAAGTACGATGGCAATGCTTATGATGGTTGTGCCAATGTCTTTCATAATTCAAAAAAGGCGGGGAGAGTCTTCGCAACTGTCCCCGCTTGAATCAATCAATTAACACACTATGAAATAATCGCCTGCCGGCATTATTATCTTATGCTTATCGTTATGGCCTCTCCCCTGTCGTGCGCCTCCTTCATTTTTGAGTAAAGCGCAGCGAATGTATCACGGGAAGAAGTAAGCGCACCCTTGATGGTGTTTTGTCCTACAAGAATGCATCCTGAAGTGTCGATGGCCGTGTTCCCTACATGGATGAGGATTCCGTCAAATCCTGGCACATCCAAAAGCCTTGGGACTTTACCCCCGCATAGCGACTGATACCAAGCATTGGCAGAATACTTCGGAGAAACCACATCCATCGAAACGGTGTAAGTGCCGGCAGGAATTGCCGTCTCAGAATAAATCTTTACGCTTTGTATCCAAAGAAGACTATCGGTTTGTTGAAGGCCGCGGTCTTTGTCCTCCAGTGTATTGCAGAACAGAACATCGTCAACATACAATCTTCCGATCGTATAGGTATCTTTCTTCCAGCGGCGTTCTACTTTCAGTCTCATTGCTTATTGGTTGTTGATAATCTTGTATGCTTTCAGTTGCTCTCTTAGACTATCCACCTCTTCCCGGAGATTCTTGTTCTCGTCCTCCAGCTTGATGATGCGTTTCTCGTTTTCCAGTTTCTCCTTGCTGAGTTCAAGGATCTCCTTCTGCAATTCCGTTATGACCTTTCCCTGGGCAGCATACTGCTTATCCATCTGGTTAAGGCGTTCCACCAGCGAGTCGTAGATGAAGTTTTGGGCCTCAGCCTCCTTCTTCAACGCCTCGGCCTTCGCCTCCTTCAGCTTTGGTCGGAAGTACAAGTTACTCCCGATCAGCGTCAGAATGCCGCCGCCAAGCGTTGTGATGATCAACTTCAGCAACTCCATGGCTTAATCGGTTAACTCTTTGAACCATTTTTGAGCCGTCGGGAAGGCCATCACAGCAAGCACGACGACGCAGACGGCGATAAAATATGCCTTGCAGTACATCGAATAGCCAAAGCCTCCGATGGCACCCACCGCATAGGCGAAAAGGCCGAAGAACCTGAGAATCTTTTTGAAAGTGTCCATATCTTATCCTCCTGATTATTCTCCGTAGTATTTGATGTCGGTGCTGTTGTACTGCCAGCCGTTCTCGGTGCGGTCGTAAGATACCGTCTCGCCATAGCCCGCAGCGGTATAGGTGATGCAGATGCCCTCTCCAGCGCCTTCGCCCTTGTAGGTGACGATGTAGGTGTGCTTCTGGTTGCCGGTCTCCTTGATGACAAGGTCTCCGCAATTGAGGGCGTCGAGCTGTTCATTCGTGAGCGTGGTGATGTTTCCCACGGTAAGAGGCTGTTTCGGGGCCATGCCTTTTCCGATGGAAGAGATGGCTGCGTGGATCTGCTCCAGCCAATAGATAATCTTATCTTTCATTTTCGCGCGATTTAAAGTTCTGATACGAAAATAGGAACGATTGCTCGTCCCTATGGTCTATTTTTCCCAAACGAAAGGCCAGCCGGCACAACACATCTCACAACCCACTATTCTTGATTAAAGGTTAGTAAAATGAACGGCTGGTCTTTCGCATTAAGATGTCTTTGTGTCGATGCTTTTTACATGGGTATAAATCGTTCCCGTCTGGTCGCCTTGCAAATCCTGGTTAATTTCATTTAGATACTGAGTTATCTTCTTGTTGTTAGTCGTGGCAACACTTGACGAAATATTATTTAGATGCCCTTTCATTGCTACGAGCTGTTCCATGACAGTACTTGAATCTGAAACTACTAAAGATCCCAAGGATGATTGAATCAAGTCGACATTGTATCTTATACTGGAATTTCCGGTACCTATGTCACTCCTAATGACTGAGGTATCCGAAGCCATCGACGCCACGTTAGTGCTAACTCCTCCAAGCGAAGTATTTATGTCGTTGAGT